GTCAGGAGGGCTAAAATCACAAGCATCAGCACAAGCGCGTCTCCCTCGCTCATCTCCCCGCCTTTTTCTCGCACTCCTCACACTCGGTTCTGACCCATCCGTAGCGGTCTGTCTGCCGTCCGGGGGTCCCGCATTCCTCGCAGATATAGTAAGATGCGGCCTCGCACTCATCCGCGAGCTTCCCAAACCACTCTGGGGCTCCGCCGTAGTAGAACCGGAGGCCGCCGAACTTCTCTTTGACCTGTGAGACCGTGATTTCGTGGAGTTTGGCGTATTCCTGGAGCATGTGAACGAGTGGGCGCCAGCCGGGTCCGACGCAGGGGGTCCAATCGTACATATCGTCCATCACTCCTCCTTCGGCGGATCTGGGAGCGGCTGCCAGTGGGTCGGTTGAACAGTGAACTGATCGCTCTTTTCCACCCAATACACTTTCCCGTCGTCTCCGCGGTCTCGGAACGCCACGAAAACATCCCCTGGGCAGTAAACAAGAACTTCCGCTTCTCCGTCGGGCGCCGTCTTGATTGGCAGCCACCCAGAATCCCCCATAACCCCTCCTATTTGCCCGCGTGAGGCGTTTTCCGCTTCGCGGTGGCCTCTGATGCCGGGGCGGCACTCGGGGGAGGCCCCTGGCGCCCGATGGGCAGGTAGCAGAAGCGACGCATGTGGCCGTCGTCGTGGACCCACACGTCCTCTGCGATCTTTTTGATGGGCTCCCCGCAGTGGGCGCAGGCCTCAGGCTCGAATTTCTTGGTAGCACGCCTCACAGACGGTCCCTCCTCGGTGCGGCCTCCCGCACTGCACGCAATGCTCGCGCTCCCACTTGTCTTGGCAGCGCACGCAGAGCGTCCTGTCGCACAGCTCGTTGAAAATAGAGCAGCTCTCCTCGATCAGGCGACTGCATTGGTCGCAGATGACGAGCCCGGCCCAACAGCGGGCGTCAGCGGTGGGCATTCCCCTCTTCCTCCTCGATTACGGTGATGCGGACGCGCCTGACTTCCCATTCTCTCTCTGTTTGATGCGCCACATCCAGTCTCGCCGCATGGTTGTTGGCGCATTGCTCGTTGTAGTGAACTCCCCACGCCTGGGGATACCCACTATTGTTACACACCGCCCACGCCTCGACAGACTTGCTCATGACTTCGCCACGGGCCAGCGAAACTCAAAAATGTTTGAGTTCCATGAGCACGCCGACCAGGACGTGTGGGGGTGGGGGCTGGCCAGGGCACACCTGGAGGCACTTCCCCACATTTTGCGCACATCCTCCTTCGTAAGAAGAACCGATTCAAATGGCGGCATCGGAGAGTGCTCTGGTGGAGGTGGGGGCGGCTCTTCCGGCCGCTTTTCCAGCTCCGACACCCGCCCCGCCAGCCACCGGACGTGCTCGACGAGCCACTCGAAGTCCTCCGGAAGATTAAGGCGCGGCACTCGCCGCTCGTCGAGAAGCTCAAGAAACGCCCTGGCGAGACTTCTCACCTCCGACGCCGCGGAGTAGCTCGCCCACTGCTCCTGGCTCAGGTCTTCCGCGATCTCTCTTGGCGTTCGCATACCTACCCCTTTCCGGACAGGTCCACGATCAGGCGGGCCGGGCGGACGCTCTCGTCTGGGTTAAAGAGGTAACTTCTGGCATCTGCGCGCGAGTTGTAAACCTCTAACCCGCCCCCAGGAAATTCATCGCGCATGGGCTCTCCATCGCGCACCAACACCCACACTTTAAACTCCTTGGAGATCTTCTGCTTTTTCATAGAATTCTCCTCTTTCCACCCGCACCAGGCGCACTCTCCCGAGGCGACGGCGGGTCCGTAGTTTTCTCGCCCGCTCTCGTGATCGCACGCAAAGCAGCGGACGAGATACAGCTTCTGGTTCTTCCGAAAGTTCGGGGCGCGGTCCTGAGTGGTCATCTAAACTGCCTCCTCCCCAACCCGCGACATGAGCGACGCCTTAAACAGCCGCGCCGCCTCCTTGGAAACGGCCTTCAGCGTGTCCCTGTTCTCGGGAAATTCGTCCCCGGCCTCTCGCAACACGTCGGCCACCATCGCCTTGATGATGGCCCCCGTCTCCTCGATCCCGGCCGCCGGGAAGGCGTCGAGTACGTGGGCCAGGCGCATGGGCGTAACCCACTCGCGGGCAAAAGCCTCCGCGCTCTCGTAGGAGATGCGTTCCGCTGGGTCCACCTCTCGCGGGGTTCGCGTCTCGGCGAACTCGGCGCGCTTGTGTTTGGCGATGATCCTGCCGCCGTTGTTCTTGACAACCTCAATGGGTGGGCGCAGAACCACCCCCTCCCGCATCTTCGGCTCATCCACAATCCCGCAACGCACGGCCTGGGCCGAGGGCGCATCACGTTCTGCGTCGATCGCTTCCAGGGTGGTCGGGATAAGCCGGTAGTAGACGAAATCCAGTCCGAGCTGAGCACAAACGTCGTCTGCTGCGGGCACAGCAAGCCAGCTTTTCCCAACGCGCACCTCGAAGGCCACAAACTTGAGTACCTTCCCGTACGTCTTCGACATGCCCTGGAGCTTACCGCCATACGCCTCGCCGAAGACTGTGACCTGGCCATCGGCAAAACGCTCTTTGAAAACGGCCTCCAGCGCCGGCTCGTCAAACAACTTCTTGAAAGCGAAGTAGTCGGAGCCGCCGGCAAAGAGCTTCACGCGCAACCCGTACCACGCCACATGCGCCGACGTGCCGTGGATCTTCTCCATCGCGTAACACTCTTTGAACAGCAGAATGTCCTGGTTTTTGTAGAGGTTGTCTATGTGCATGTAGGACATCTAAACCTCCGAAAACCGACACGTTGGCGGGTCGAACTTCAACCGCCACCGGCCAGTTGGTCCGTTTCTGTGCTTCGCCAGAATGGCGTGCGCGTAGGTCAGCTCGTCCATGTTTGGGCTCTCGACGATTCGGTGAAGCAGGATGATGATATCCGCGTCGTTTTCGATTGACCCGGACTCCCGGAGGTCTTCCTTCCGCGGCTCGCCGCGAGATTTCGCCGCCTCCTGCATGGGCTTCCCGTCGTCGCGGCGAGCCGCCTCCCGGTTTAACTGGCAACACGCCAGCACCGGGACCCGTAAGTCCTTGGCCATTAGCTTGAGGGATCTGGAGATTGCGGAAACCTCTTCGGTCCTATTCTGATGCCTCTCGCCGGACCTCATCAATTGGAGGTAGTCCACAACGACGAGATCGACTTGGTTTCGCATTTGTTCTGCCCTGCAACGCGATCGCAGGGTGGTAGGATTGTACGCCCCGGACTCCACGATTGTCAAGGGGCAGGAGGACAATTCCTTGCCGGCGGCATCCGCGAGCTGCCAATAACCCTCGGTTTCCGGCCAGCGGGGGTCGCTGAGGTGGCCGTGGGTGATTCTCCCGAGGCTGATGCGGGCAACCTGCGCAAGCGCCCTCCGGGAAAGCTCTTCCTTCGACATCTCAAGGGAGACGAAAAGCACGCCCTTCCCCTGGGCCTGGGCGCACCACAGCGCGGCCTGTAGCGCGAATGCCGTCTTGCCAACGGACGTTCTGGCGCCAATAACTACGAGTTGGCCGGGGCGGAGCCCCCCAACGGTTGCGTCAATCTGCTGGAACCCGGTTTCTACTCCCGTGTCCCGCTTCTCCCGCTTGGAATCGGCCCGAATGCGGTCAAGCTCCTCGGCCGCGGCCTTCCCGATACTGATGACGGAGGCGCCCGAGCGGTGGGCCTGGAGATCAGCGACGCTTGCCGCCAGGGATTCAAGGATGGGTTCCGGCCCACCGGCCTTCTCGCAGGCTCCGAGCGTGGTCTTGGCAACTGTCTGGATTTTTCGGACAGTTGCCCGATCGCGCACGATCTTAGCGTAGTGCATGATGTTACTCGCATCCGGCAGCTCGTCGCGCAGGGTGCCGAGATACGTGGCCCCGCCGGCCGCATTCAGCGTTCCACTATCTTGAAGCCACACAAAGAGCGACACCTCGGTGGGCTCGACCGCGGCGGCGAGCATCTCCACAATGGCGGAAAACAAGACGCGGTGGCGGTCATCCGCGAAGTCGGCCACCTCCAGCAGCCCGTCCAGGTCCGCAAGGCGGTTTGGTTGGTGCAGGAGCGACCCGAGAACAGAGCGTTCGGCGGGGAGGGATGGGGTGGTCATTCTCCGTTCACGGCGCGGGTTGCGGAGTATTCCACTTCTGCTTCTGTCTTGCCACCCCCAGGATAGACATAGTTCACGCGCAGGTAGTAAATCAGCCTTCTGGCGGCGAGTGCCTCATCCCGCCAGCGGTCTCCCTCTTCGATCCGCTCAGCCGCATGAGTAAGCAGCACCTCCTCGGTGTGAGCAGTAGTTACAGCCAGATCGGTCATCTCGGGATAGACCGCCCGCAGAAAGCGAGTCAGCCACGGTGCTTCACCTCGACTCTTTCTCACCTCACCCTCCGTTCACAGCGCGAGCGCCCAGAATGGCCCTCCACTCTTCCGGCATCTCCCGGTCGCGCACTTGGCCCTCATACCACTTCCGCCACGCCACCGCCTCAGTTTTCCAGTTGTTGCAAGCCTGCTCTTTCTCCTCCAACAGGGCCTCCAGACGAAGCACTTCCGCCTTCAGTTGCGTACTAATCCTTCGCTCCTGCGACCGGCTTTCTGGAATCGCGAAAAGAGCAGCATTTGACCTCATTTTCCTTCTCCCTTCTTCTCCTGTTCCTCCGCGATCCAGGCGCGGAGGGGGTCTTCCTGTTGTGGGGACGCTCCCCGTTCATTGAGTTCCCACGTTAGGCACGCCCCCTTCCAACTCTTCATGCGGTTTTTCCCGACCCGCCAGCCGTTCGACTCGTAATAGGCGAACCACCTGTCGATGTTGAAGTGGTATCCCTTCTCGGCCACGTGGGCCTCAACGGCATCCCTGGGTGGTGGAATTTCTTCCCGTGTTCGCTTGCGAGGTCTATCTGTACTCTTTTTTTCTTCTGCTACAGCTACATCTACAGCTACAGCTACTATGTCGTAACCTTCCGTAACATCTGGCGTAACGAGCGTAACATCGCGCCGTCGCTTCCGGAGCTTCCGCATGCGTTCCCTGGCGGTTTCCTTCTCGCGCTCGGGGTCGCGCATCTGCCTGTACTTAAGGTAGTTTACGACGTGCCAGAGGTTCTGCCCGGCCGGTATTAGGCGCCTCCCCTCCTCATCCGGACTGGTGCTTGACGGGTCTGGAGCCCCGAGGCTATTCAGCGCGTCCTGCGTGTCCTCAACTGAGAGGTTCGCTATCCTGGCGAGTGCCTGGACTGTGCCGAATACGTTTCCGTACTGGTCGGCCTTGGTGAGAAGTACAATCCACAACCAACGGACATGGACATCCAGCTCCGCGACCGACGATTCGTTGATCCCGCTGTAAATTTTCACGTAGTGCATTCTTTGGCCCTCCGAACCGAGCGTAACACGCGTAACGCGGGCAGTCAAGTTCTACCCCCTTGACAAGCGTGTGGACTTTTAACCACAGGTGTGCCAATATGGCACCCGTGGGCAGTGAAGCCCCCTCCTGGCAGCCCGAGGCTGAATTCCTCCCAGTTCGGGATGAGGTGAGGCCTGCCAAGTACAAGCCTTGGTCCCTGAAGAAGTTCGCTGATAAGGGTGGTGCCCTGACCGACGGGGAAAGGGAGAAGGTTCAACGGTACTTGCGCCGGCAGGAGCTTCGCCGGATTCGCGACCACGAGCAGCAGAAGCTCAAAGTCATTCAGTACGCGCCGCGCATCACGCAGCTTGAGGCCGAGGGGAAGTCGCTTGTCGAGCAGGGGGCCGACGTTGGCGTTTCGCACACCACGATTGTGAAGTGGAAGGCGGCCTACCCCGAGATCTTCGATGCCGCAGCGACCTCGATGGCCCACCGGATGCGCGCCGCCGCAAACCTCATGGTGGCGACCAGGCATATCGAGACGATTCAGAAGCTGGCGCAAGAGGCTCCCAATTCCGTCAACACGTTAGTGGAGCTGCGGGACACGTCGGAACAGGATAAGGTTCGCCACGACTCAGCCAAGACCATCCTAACAGAGTTTAACAAGTTCGTCCAGGCCCGCGCGCAAGATCAGCCCTTCTCCTCACAGCGGCGCGAAGTCATTAAGGCTGCGGTTGAGTTGGCGCTTGGGGGAGGGGACAGTGTCGTGCAAGGCAACATCGAAGGCGCAGTGGAAGCTGTAAGGGAAGCCATCGACGCGGAAATCGTCGAGGAAAACCCCGGAGAAGTCGTGGAGGCACTAGAACGCTAAACCTCAGGTCTCTTCGCGTGCTCGGGCGCACTGTGCGCGTTGTGTTTGTGGGGGATCTCGGAGACGAGTATCTCGACACCAGGCCATACTCCGGGCGCTTCATTCCCGCCGCCAGCGAAATCAGAATTGATGCCAGAAACCCCGAAGAGGAACAGGCCGAGGCCCTGCTCCACGAGGTGTTGCACAGCGTTGACCTGGCCGTCGAGGCCGGCCTTAAAGAGAAGCAAATCAGCGCTCTTTCCCGCGGCCTCTACGCGGTTTTCCGCGACAACCCCAAGCTTGCGGGGCTCTTCTGTGAATGACATTTGCAAGATTTGCGAGCTTGACCACGACAGAGTGCGCGAGGCGTGTAGGCGGTCCCTGCTTACGACCGCGCGCATTCTTTGCGGATACGTTAAGGGTAGTGAACACACAAAGGAACCCTCGGCGCGATTTCATGGAAGGATTTGTGATTGGTACCAGAAAAAGCAGGCCGCCAACCACCGCGAAATCGCCATCATCATCTTCCGAAACGCGCTCAAAAGTTCCATGTTTACCGTCGCGGAAACCATCCGAAAGCTCATCACCGATCCCAACCGGCGCATCTTAATTGTCAGCGCGTCATCAGATCTGCCAACCAAGTGGATCAAACAAATGGAGTCGCTGATCCGCGCCGATGACGAAACCCACGGCTTTAGGCACTACTTCCCCGACCTTGTACCAGAAAAACCGGAGACGTGGAACGCCTCTGAATTCACCATCAACCGCCGCGGAATCTACGCCCAGCCCTCAGTTCAGGCGATGGGCGTGGGCACTTCAATGACCGGAGGAAAGTACACCGATATCATCCTTGACGACATCATTAACAGACAGACCTCTGGATCTCCAGAGAAGATGGCAGAAACAATCTCGTTTTATGGTGAGGTGCGCCGGCTTTTTGCTGATCCCGCATCCGGCAATCTTCTGATCCCGATGACACTTTGGCCCGGCGGCCTCTATGAGGGCATCCTGCGCGATGAACACATTCAAAAACTCATCATTGGTTGTTATAAGGACTCCAGGTGGGCGGAATTCTCTGGTGAAGTGGCAGACGGGTCCCCGGTTTGGCCTGAGGGTGCCCCCAAATCGTTCCTGGACCGAGAGTACAACAGAAGCATTTACGAGTTTAGCCACCAATACCTAAACGTCATTACCGACGTTGGGATGCAGCGCTTCGAGTCCGGCGACATGATGTACTACTACCCTGACGCCACCTACGACAGGCTGGCATTCGAAACCGACAGGGGGCCGGGGTTTGTTCTCAAAGAAGACCTGAGTGTTCAGATGACCATTGACCCGTCCACTGGAGAGGGTGACGACGAGTCCGCAATTATCGTCTCAGCGTGGCACAAAGAAACATCCAGGGCGTTTGTCCTGGAGGCATGGTCCGGCCGGGTTCTGCCAGAGGGCCTCACCAACCGCATCTTCGAGATCTACGCCAAGTGGGAGCTTCTCGGCCTGAAGCCACTGGGGGTGGCAATTGAGGAACAGGGATTCCAAAAGACATACAAGCATTGGCTTCGAAACGAAAGCATGCGAAGGGGAGTCCACCTCCCCATCCGCGATGACATCAGACCGGAGTCGCGTTCCAAATCCTCGCGAATCGTGGACGGCCTTCAGCCATTTGTTAAGCGCCACCAGGTCTACTTCACCAAAGAACACCTACGGCTGGTCCGGCAGCTCGTGGACTATCACCCCGGCCGACTCGACCAACGGGATGATCTTGTTGACGCTCTGGCTTACCAGGTCCGATTCTGGTCCTATGCCCCCCGAGAGGCCTACAGGGACGAGTTCGCCGAGGTTCCAATTCACGACGAGGATCAGTCAGACGAAAGATGGTATGGACTGGAGTGTGCAGCATGATCCACTGGCATAAGGAGCTTGAGATGGCCCCGCTCCTCCCCAGCATCAACGTCGGTCTGTATCGCGGGCGATGGGGAGGGATCAAAATTCGCACCAGAAAGCACCTTGCGTGGCTATTCTCCCTGCCTCTCGGCCGGCGGCACAAGAGGATGTGGGACGCCGGCTGCGAAAAAGTAGATTGGAGTGCGGAGCATGAATGAGGTTTGTGGTTTCTGCGGGCTCGCGATTAGGCCCGATGAATTCATGACAGAGCACATCTCAAAAGAAACAAAAAAGGATCTTACAGCATGGGAACACTCCGGGTCGGGAGATTGTTATTGTGCCGGTTTTAATCCGCACAGAAATAACCCGCCCGGTTATTTTACCTGCGTAATCCAACGCAATCCGAGGTTTGCATACCCCGCTGGGACAGAGAAGTATTGGGAGCATCTCGATGATTAAGACCCTGGAAGAGACGCAGGAAGAGATTGGACGCTGGCACGGCGACGGCGGCGTCGGGCAGATCATCTGCCACACCGCGCCTGGCGGGAAGATCGAAGTATGGGAGAAGCCCACGTTCAAGCGGAAAAATCTCGATGACGTGACCGCCAAGACCTGCGACTGGCTTTTGAAAAACCTGGCTGCGTGGCGAATTGAGATCCACTCCGGGGTGGGGGGCGTGTGCGAGCACGTCACCGTCGTGAGGAAGCTCTAATGCGGGCGCGCGGGAAGAAGGGGGGGCGCTCGAAGGCGGGGAGCTGGCTTGATTTCATTAACCCCCAAAACCAGTTCCGGTTTCCACGCGGGCGCGAGGTTGACGAGATGCTCGAAGGCGACCCTGAAATTGAGAGGGAAACGCTTGCCCGCCGGGATGCCGCCGAAAAGGCGTCGCAATTCCTCCGCGGATACAACCGCACCCCGGAGGAGCGGCGGCCCAATATCCCGCTCATAGCCGGCTACACAGACACGCCAGGAGGCGAGGCCGTCGGCTATGCAGAGTGGCTAAGCAAGACGCCAGCCGAGCGCCTCATGGACTCGGCGCTCGGGGCGGCATTCCAAATGTCTTCACAGATGGACGCCAGTGAGCGCGCCAATCTTCCGGCATACGCCGAAAAGATCGCAGGGAAGGGTGACTACTGGGGCGGCCTCGCCAAAAACATCATGTTCGGAAGTCCATTGCCCGAGGCCAAGCTGCAAAAGGTAAGCCCAGACTTTCGGGTCGAGGGGGGTGCGGAAGGCTTCAATCGGACGCCAGAACCGGAGACAGGGCCGCAACAAACTCAGGTCTTCCCGCACTGGTCTGAAATGAGCCGGACCGCGCAGGACGCCATCGTCAAGTACGCCGAAAAGAACGGCATGTCGGTTGAGGAAGCCATTCGATATTTCGCTGGGAAATACAAGAACGCCCCGAGAAAGAGCACGGTGTACTGATGCCAGGCCTAAGCGTTAAGCCCCTCACCCTCACCGACGAGCAAAAGCAAAAGCTCGTCAAGGCAGTCATCGGAGAAATCGACGAGGCCATCTCCGCGCGCTCCGAAATGGAGAAAGACTGGAAGACCGCAGTTCGCCAGTACAACGGCCGCCTGGAACGCAAGAACAAGGGCCGGCGCAAAGCCAACATAGACATTCCCATCACCCGCGAGTACAGCCAGCAAAGTGCCGCGCGCCTAATCAATCCCTTCATCCAACAGGACCGCTACTTCATCTGCATCCCGCGCCGGCCCGAGTTCACCGACCTTGCCAGGGAGATCGAAGAAGTTCTCGACTACATCTGCGATAAGGCGGACATTCAGCGGCTTTGTGACCAGATCGTGAAGGCCGCGCACGTCTTCAGCTACGCTGCGATCAAGGTCCCGTGGGTTGTGCGCACCCGGAAAATCAAGGAGTGGCAGAAGGTCCAGGTCCCCGTCATGGATGAGATGGGGCAGCCCGCCGTGCAGGAAATGATGGGTCCTGACGGCTTCCCCGTGATCCAGCCCTTGATGGAGGATCAGCTTGTAGAGCAGGACATCGAGGTTGAGGACGAGGTGGGGGCCATCCCCGAGCTTGTCCCGTCCGAGGACTTCATCTACCCATCGGACGCCCGCTCGGTGGAGATCAGCCGGTGGATCGCTCATGGCTTCTATCTCAACAAGGCCGAGCTTCGCCAGCGCGTGCGGGACAAGCGATATGAGGGAGACCTCAGCACGGCCACGGTGGAAACCGTAACCAGACCAGACTTCGCCATTGAGGAGAAGAGGCTCATCGGGCTGGATATCTCCAAGCAACAGCTCGCTCACTGCTTTGAGTTCTACAGCACCGTCGGCGAGGTTCGTGTGCTCATCGAGGATGACACAGTCGAGCCGGACTACGAGGAGTCCTGCGAAGTCATCGTCACAATCGACAAGACAAATGAGAAGTACCGAAGGGGGATTCATAACTTCTTCCACGCCTACCCCCGCCCGTTCGTGACCTGGTGTTACGAGGGCCGCCGGGACGGCATCGCCGGCCTCTCGCTCGCCTACATCCTGGAACCCATCCACCGGGCCTACAGCGCGATGGTGTGCCAGGAGCTGGACGCGCAGTCCGCCGCCAACGTCAAAAGCGTCCCGGTGCGCACCGGGTCCGTCCCCGCCAGCATTCTCAAAGAGGGGGAGATCCCGGATGGCGTGTGGGAATTCAACGGAGACCTGGAGAAGGATCTCAAGGAGTTCAGCATCTCGCAGCCGCGCACCAGCTCTCCGCAGTTGCGCCAAGAGCTTCAGATGCACGCAGAGCGCGTGGCCGCGGTCTCCGCCATTAACTTCGGTCAGGACCCGCAGCAGCGCCCGACCGCCACCGGGCAGACCCTCCAGTCGAATGAGGCGCAGCAGCCCCTCTACAACATCCTAGAGTCCTTCCGCACCGTGCTCGCCAAGATTGCGCTCATGATGCTGAGCAGATACAAGCAGTTTTACCCCGAGGGTATGCCCTTCTACCTGAAGGAAGACACCGAGGACGGCATGACGGTCATTCCTGGTCAGATTCGTTGGCAGGATGGCGCCATTGAAACGCAAGTGTTCATCGAGACCAAGGTTTCATCGGGCACGATGAACAAGAATCTCCGCCGGCAGGAAAAGCTGGCGATGGTTGATAAGATCCCGACCGTCTACATGACACTGAGCCAAATGATCTCTCAGGCCGTCATGCCGTCCCCCATGTCTGCCGTGATGGCGAAGCTCGTCACAGCGTACCAAATCATCATCGACGATTGGCTCACTGAGTTCGAGATCGCGAACAAGGAGCAGATCAACCCCGACCTGACACAGGAGGTGCAGATTGGTCAGATGGTTCAACAACTTATGCAACAGAATGCGATGCTCATGGCCGCGCTTCAGGGCGGCGCCCCCCCCGGACCAGGAGGCCCTGGAGCGCCTCCGGGACCACCCGGACCTGGCGGCCCTCCGCCTCCACCTCCTCCTCCTCCGGGACCAATGCCTGGCGGCCCTCCTGGCGGACCCATGCCACCGATGGGCGGACAAGGCTAGGACATACATGGACCTCTATGAGTGGCTCGCACCGAAACTTGACATCGAGAAAGGGGAAGAGTAAATGGTAGATCAGCCCAACCTGGAACAGGCGGCGGTAGCGGACGAGACGGCACAGTCACCCGCGCAGGACGCAACCGAACCGCAGCAGAAAGAGGCCGCACCTCCGCCGAAAGAGGAGCCCGCCGAGCCGCCGCCGTGGCTCAATGCTCCGCTTGACGCGGGGCCGGCTCAATCGCCTTACGTGCCGCATTATGGAGGGCAAAATTATCAGCCTCAGTACCAGATACCGCCCCCTCAGTTCGGGCCTCCGGCAAGACAACAGTTTCAGCCGGGGCGGAAGCTTACGCTCCAAGAGCTTGCTGCTGATCCAGATGCAGCGATCAATTCAAAGATCGAGGAGCGCGCCTTCCAGATGGTGCTGCCTGTACTTGAGGAAGTTCGTGCCCAGCGATCCCGCCTGGCCGAGCTTGACCAGTTCGGGCAGCGGCAGCACGAGGCCCATGTGGCCCAGGAATTCGACCGCTCCAGAAGCGCCATCAGGGACAGCTACGGCGCCGTATTTGGCCGAGACCCGGCCTTTCGAAACCGGGCTGTCCAGGAGCGGGTGGACACCGCAGTGAGGGGCTATCTCATCCGCGCGGTCCAGGAGGCCGCCGCAACGGGAAACACCAGCGGCCTTGAGAACATTCGCAGCCCCAAAATTCTCAAGACCATCCTCACTTGGGCGAAGGAAGATGCGGGCTGGAACGATCAGGCACAACGAATTGACATCCAGGGATCGCAGCTTGAATCCTCAAGGTCTGCGCCCTCTGGCGGTTACAGCCTATCCGACGATGAAAGGGAAGCCGCTCGGTACCTCAACATCTCCGAGGAAGCGTATGCGAAGGAGAAATCCGAGGCCAATAAGCGGAGAGGGGGTTGGCTGTGAAACTCACAAAGACAGTATGGAACCCAAACGAGCAGTTGAACATGCCGGGGCATCTCGGCTTTCATTTCACCCACGATCTGGAGAGGAACATCAAGGAATGCTTCCCTCCCCTTCGGGATTACGTCATCGGACTGAGCACCGTCAAGTCGCTCCCGGAATTTCTGAGTGCAGGCTGGAACAGACTGCATATCAGGGAGAGCTTTGAGGACACGGAGCGCGCAGAAGCGAAGGAAACGCTGCGCTCGCGTTGCGGCTGCCATGTCGCAGGAGAACGGAGCATCTACGATGACAACGAGCGCGCCGAGGACGAAATCCGCGACCGCTCGGATTCCCGACTGGTGGAGCGCGACGGCTCGTCGCAATTCACCGGGGGATGGATCATGTTTCGGCATTACTTCGTGTGCTACATGCACAAGTCGGTTGCTGACGGCCGCCTGAGGGCGGAGCAGCAGTGGAACAACAATCAGCTCTACAGCGCCCTGGAAGATCAGGACGCGAAGATGGAAGAGCTGACTGGAGTCCCAACCGAGTCGAAGCTTGAAAAGGAGCAGATGGTTATTCAGCCTCCAGCTCAAAGGGCGATGAGCCGTGGCCCTGGGAGACCACGAAAGGAAGCATAAATGGCTGATTATTTCTTCGACAACCCGAGGCCGGTAAAGTGGTGTAGGCCACTGATTTACGGCTTCTTGGAGGCGGACTCGCAGAGCTTCTATGCCGGGCAGTTGGTTGCCTACAGCTCTGGCGTAGCTGCGGCGGCCTCCGACAACACCACGGGGCTCATCGGTATTGCCATGGCGGACGCCACCAACGTCACCTCAGGCAACATCGAAATTCCCATCTATCCGCTCTACTCGACGGATCTGTGGGAGATCAAGCTCACGAACAACGGCACGCTCTCTGCGGGGAGCGCGTTCACTCAGGGCACTCGGTACGCGCTTTATGTCGCCTCCAACGTCGCCTATCTCGACGTGAACGACACCACCAACGACGCCGCTATTTACATTGACGACGTTGATCCGACCAATCGCCCCTATTGGGGGAAGGCTCACTTCCTCCAGGCCGCCTGCTACTTGCAGGTTGGTACCGGCGCGTAGGGCGGGGGAGGATAAGACATGGCTACCACCACCTACAACATCGCCAAGGCAGTTTCACTCGTAAAGTACGAGAAGCCCTTTCAGTTCGCCGCAGACGGGCTCGACTGGGGGTACGGTTCCCTCGTCAGTGAGGCGAAGTCTGACACCAAGACCAAGCAGGTCTTCCCCGTCGCGGGTCTTCCGGTCCCCACGCTAACCAAGGAGCTTCAGGACTTCTACTTCGCCGACATGGCAGAGCTTGGTGCTGTCACGATCACGATCTACAAGTACACCCTGAGCTTCAAGCTTTCGTGGGAGGCCAAGCACTACGGCGAAAAGACGCTCGGCGACATCATGGCCGACCGCGGAAAGGAGATGGGTTCCAACCACAAGTACCTCAAGGGGCTCATCATCGCCACTGACTGGAACAACATCGCCACCAACACCGTGTATGACTCTGTGGCCGTCGCGGGCTCTCACACCACCCGCGCCGGGAACACTGTCAACACCGCGTTGACGGCGAGTGCCTTCGACTTCGACAGCGCCTGGGACAGCTACAATTTCTTCCGCACCAGCCTCTACAACCACTCTGGGCTGCGTGTGCAGTCCAAGCCGTTTGCGATGGTTGGTTCTCCGAGCCTCCGCAAGGACTTCGAGAAGGTCTTCGAGTCCATCGCCGAGCCGGACACCCTGGCGAACAAGAACACGATGGCGAACAAGGGCATTCGGTTCATCGAGAACCCGCATGCCACCTCCAGCACTCGGTACACCTTCGTGTCCGATGGCATCAAGAACGACTACCGCGTGTACGTCGTTCAGGCCCCGACCACTGACACCGATGAGGACAAGACC